GGGGAAAGCCGTTTACAAATCCATGCCAGTTGCAGAAAGCTAATTGAATCAATGGAACTTCAGTCATACACAGAGAAGGGGGAACCAGACAAAGAGTCAGGCTATGACCATATGGCTGACGCTGTAGGATATTTGATATGGCGTGAGTTTAATCCATTATTTGCTAGGTCGGGCAAAGCTACAGGGATTAGAATATATTAAGAACATGATAGTATTGAGGCAAAACTGTGTATAGCTCACTAAATATTTACAATCAGCCCATAACACAAGCTGCTACCACAGTTGCCAGCCCTAATGCAGCCTATCAACGCATGGCTCAGTTTTGGGATTTAATTACAGATTTGAAGGAAGGAACATACAAGATCAGGAGTGAACATAGAAAGTATTTGCCGCAAGAAAGTCGAGAGACGGACAATAGCTATGATGTCAGACTCAGCAGAAGCACAGTAGTTCCCTATCTGCAACGAATCGAGAAAATGCTTTCAGGTATGTTAGTTAGAAAGCCAGTAAGACTTGATGATGTATCAGACTTAGTAAGAGAACAGTTATTTGATGTAGACCTTGAGGGTAATGATCTCAATGTTTGGTTATACAACACAGCAAGATTAGCAATCAGCTTTGGTCATGTTGGAGTATTAGTAGATGCACCGAAGGAAGGGGACAAGACCAGACCATACTGGGTGACATATACACCAAAAGACATCTTAGGCTTTAGGTCTGAGATCATAGATGGTGTAAGGCAACTCACACAGTTGCGTTTATTAGAACAGGTTGTTGAGCCAGATGGAAAGTATGGTGACAAGATCATTAAACAGATCAGGGTTTTGGAAAGGGGCAGATATGAGATTCACAGGAAAGATGAAAAGAAGGGTGAATATAAATTATTTGATGAGGGTGAAATGAGCCTCAAGGACAAGATTCCCTTTGCCATTGCCTACTCCAACAGAGTTGGTTACTACGAAAGCCGCAGCCCTTTGTATGATATTGCAGAATTAAACCTAAAGCATTATCAGATACAGTCTGACTTGGATAATATTTTGCATATCAGTTCTGTTCCTATGCTTGCAGTCTTTGGCTATCCAAATGCAGATGAGATAACAACAGGCCCTAATGAGGCACTATCATTGCCACCTGAGTCACGCATGGAATATATCAGCCCCTCTGGTGATAGCTATGACAGCCAATTTACAAGATTAAAGGATATTGCAGAACAGATCAATACACTTTCATTGGCGGCAGTACTAGGTCAAAAGCTAGTTGGTGAGTCAGCAGAGGCCAAAAGAATAGATAGGTCACAGAATGACAGCACAATGATGGTCATTGCACAGCAGATGCAAGACTTGATTGATAACTGTTTGAAGTTTCATAGCGAATATCTTAATGAACCTAATGCTGGCAGTAGTTTTGTAAATAGAGACTTTGTAAGTGCAAGACTAGAACCACAGGAGATAACATCATTGCTCACATTGTTTACTGCTGGAACTATTACTCAGGAAACATTATTGAATCAACTATCTGCTGGTGAAGTTCTTGGTGATGACTTTGACGTAGAAGAAGAAATTGAAGGCACACAGCAGGGAGGTCTTACAGAAGTAGAGCCACCAGAAGAACCTGACGAAGAACCAGAAGAGGAGGAGGAAGAGGGAGAAGAATGATAAATGAGTATTCCAGAGGTATTTTTTAGGGAAACTATTGATCTAAATAGATTTAGTAATGCTGTTGCAAAAAAATATGCAATAACTTACAACAAAATAATTATAAGAGCAGCAAAAAAGTTAAAACAAATAGAAATAAAACAGGCAAAGGCTGGTGAGGCTGTTGTTATATCACCCCAAACAAGAAAAAGATTAAGGGCTATTATTGCTCAAGCAAAGGCAAGCTTAAATACTTGGTCAGGCAAAACAGCTATTGATTTTAAAAAAGAGTTGCAGGGTGTAACAAT